GCGCTGGATGGCATGAATTGTTGGAGGGACAACGCAGTTGGTCTTTGACTTGTGACGGCTTGGTGTGTTACAACATCAGCGGCAAGGAGACGGCCTCTGACCTTTATGGATATTTGAACGGACGCACGGCCTTGACCGTGAAGTTTGGAAGCGCTGCTACCGACGAGAACGTCTACAGCGGCACAGCTTACCTTACTTCATTGAGCCAAGACGCAGGCGTTGAGGACAATGTTACATTCTCGGCATCGTTCGAGGGAAGCTCTACGCTGACCGAAGCGACGAATGCCTAAGCAATAATCGAGTGAAGGGGGAGGGCTTTGCCCTCCTCCCAATCTCACAAATCAGAAAGAGATGCAGGAGCACATCGAAATCGCTGGAAAAACATACCCCGTCAAGTATGGCTTCAACGCCCTCAGAATCTTCACGAGTCTGTCTGGAGTTAAGTTGCAGGACATGGGGCAATTAAGCACAGAAATCAACCTTGAGCAGGCCATCTTCTTGATGTACGCAGGTCTCAAGGATGGCGCACGAGCAGAGAAGATCAACTTCACCTTGAGCGTTGACGATGTGGCTGACCTACTAGACCAAGACCAAGAGGCACTCAATAAGTGCATGGAGGTCTTCGCCCGAGCCTTTGCGGATGCGGGAAAGATGACGGCCCAGAAGTAGAGAGCGCGCCTCTGGGTTGGGATGAGATTGAGCAGCTCGCGCTCGGCGAGATGTCAATGACATGGGAGGAGTTCATGAGCTACACCCCGCGTGTCTTTGCTAATAAAGCCAAAGGCTACACAAGCAGCCTCGAGCGTGAGTTGCAGCAGTCATGGGAACAGACGAGATGGTTGGCGGCTATTGTCATCAACCCTCATCTGAAGAAGCAAATCAAGCCCAAGGACTTAGCCACCTTCCCTTGGGATAAAGACAGCAAGAAGGGGGCACCAAAAGAGAAGCCAACATTCACCGAGATACTAAACGAAGCAAAGAGCCGTGGCATCATTAAGTAGCATTAACTTCAAGATTGGAGCAGACCTCAAGGACTTCCGCTCCTCCATGCGAAACATCGACCGCAGCCTTTCAAATATGTCGAGAGGCTTCGGTGCTTTGGGTGCGACCATTGGTGCTGCCTTTGTTGTTGACCGCATTGCTACATTCGGGTCAGAGGCCTCAAAGTTGGCTGGCACCGTCGAAGGTGTCGAGAACGCATTCCAACGCTTTGCCGATCCATCTCTACTTGAGAACCTACGCAGAGCCACACGAAACACGACCAATGACCTTGAGTTGATGCAGGCCGCTGTGCGGGCGCAGAACTTCGGCATCCCCATGAAGGAGATGACGCGATTGCTTGAGTTCGCATCCCGACGAGCGCAAGAGACGGGTGAATCCATCGACTACCTTGTCAACTCTGTCGTAACAGGTATCGGTCGTAAATCTCCGAAAATCCTTGACAACCTCGGCATTTCTGCTTCACGATTGAGCGAAGAGTTCAATGGTGCGGCAGTTGAAGCTCAAAGCATCGGAGATGTTACTCGCGTTGTTGCAAAGATTGCTGAGGAGGAGATGGCTAAGGCAGGAGATGTCTTCGTTTCTACAGGTGACAAGGCAGCGGCCTTTGCTGCGGCAATCGACAACATCAAAATCGCAATCGGTGAAAGACTCAACGCAGTCCTCGGCCCAGCGATGGAGATGTTCAGCGGCCTACTGAACAACATCACCTCTTTGATGGAGACCAAACTGAGCGAGAAGTTCAGAGACGAGGCAGAGCGAGTTCAAGCCCTTGGTGTAGAACTAGAGGCATCCAACACGCCACTTGAGCGCAAGCGGGCCATCATTGAAGAACTTCAAAAGAAGTACCCCGACTACATCGGCAACATCGACGCTGAGAACATCAACACCAAGGACTTGCGCGATAGCATGAAGCGACTCAATGACGAGTTGATGAATCGTGCTGTCATCATGGCCAACCAAGAGGAGCTCGACGCTGTAGCGAAGAAGAGATACGCAGAGGCCAAGAAGCAGGCAGAGGCACGGCAACGCCTTGCTCTTGCAATATCTGAAGCAGAGAAGCAATACGGCTATCAGATTGACACGACCAACATGACGCTCGAGCAGCGCGCTGCGGCGATCCTTCGGGCTCGTGAAGCAGAGCGGAAGAATCTCGGAGCTGGAGAGAATGTCTTCAGCATGTACTCGCGACTCAACACGGCGCTCAAGTCGGTCACAGAGAGTCAGACGATTCTTGGGCGCTTGGATAATCAGACGAATGCAATCCTCAAGCAAAAGCAAGAGATTCTGGCTGTGCTCGGCATATCGATGGACGAGTACGACAACAAGGTCAAAGAACTCACAGGAAGTACTCAGACTGAAGTCGAAACGACAACAGCCGCTACCGATGCGCTTGAGAAGCAAAAGCAGATTCTAGACATCCTTCCCAAGTCCTATGCCACGGTTGCTGTGGCGATGGATAACTCGGGAAAGATAATGCGTCAGAGCGTGATTGAGCCCGTGACCATGAGCCTAGAGCAGTTCAAGTTCTTGCAGTTCACTATCAAGGGCGTGGCGAGCGCTTTGAACGATTCATTCTACGCCGCTCTAAACAATGGCGAGGGTTTCTTCAAGGTCTTCGGAGACTACTTGGTAAATATGGTCAAGAAGTTGCTTGCCGTAGCCGCCGCCGCCTTCTTGGTCGCAGCGGCCCTCACCATCGCCTTCGGCGGAACAACAGGGGGCTTCAAGACGGCAGGCGCTCTCTTCGGCCTTCAAAATGCCGCAGGCTTCGGTGACCTATTCAAGGGTGCCTTCGGAATGATGAGCGGCATCCCGATGCTTGCCTCTGGAGGTATCGTCACAGGCCCCACGCTTGCGATGGTCGGAGAGGGCGGAGGCCCAGAGGCTGTCATTCCTCTCGATAGACTGAACTCCTTCATGGGCGGTGGCAATATCAATGTCACAGGCCGCATTCAAGGTCAAGATATTCTGCTCTCACAAGAGCGGGCTTCTCGTATTCGTTCACGCTATCGCGGCTTCTAACTATGGCAATCAGACTCTACTCCGAATTTCTATCAGACCAAGGCACTCAGTACAAGATAGAACTGCATGACTCCGAATGGCTCGGGGGCGCTCATGAGTTCCAATGTGATGCCGATGGATTCACGCTCAACTATTCGGGCGAGACCGATGACATCATTAGCCCCGTCATCAGCAGCGAGTGTGAGATTGGTGTAGCGATCCGCACGGGCCAAGTGCTCAACTACTTCGATGCTCTGAAGACATACCAAGAGAATCGCTTCCGCGTTGTCATCCTAAAGGCAAACAGCGTACCGCCTCCGAGCCAAGCGTATCGCGAAAGAGTAGAAGCTGATGGCGGAAGCATTGAGGCGATGGACTGCGTTCAGAATGCTATTGAAGCACTCGGAGGCGATGACTACAGCCTCTTTTGGGCTGGATGGGTGATGCAGGACTTGGTCACTCTCGAAGATGCCTCAGAGCCTTACTTCATGCGACTCAAGGCTGTCGATGGAATCGGGCGGCTTGCAAACATAGAGTACACCGACACCAACAGCATCACGCAGAACGGCCTCGGAATCACGCGCAACAATCTCGTCATCTACAACTGCCTTGAAGCAGCAGGCACTTCAGACCTATGGGCAGCAGACACAGCCTTCCTTGAGACCTCAGTCGATTGGTGGGAAGTGACAAAGATGACCTACGCCACAACAGACGATCCACTCTACCTATCTGGCGTTGATGTCAATCTGTTCGCAAGCAAGGACAACGATGGCAACACCGTGCGCCTCACCTATCTTGATGTCCTTCGTCAAGAGGCTATTCTATGGGGAGCGCGTGTGTATCTTACAGAGGGGCGCTTTGTCTTTGAGCAAGTAGGCAACCGAGCAGCCACCTCTCGCTATGTCAGCCGATACGACAACACAGGCGTGGTCATCGCCAACCCAAGCGTCTCAGATGACATTGTTGTAGACCAAACGAGTGGCAACGCACGCCTAGCGGGAAACTCTTGGAACTTCTTGCCCGCCTTGAAGAAGGTCAGCGTCACCTATGCACAGCGATTCCTTTCGCCTTGGTTCGGAGCGGGAGCCTTTGATGCGAGCAACACCGAGCAAGTTCTTGGCTTCGTGGCTGGAGGTCAAGGCATTCAGCTCTCTGTCTACGGAAGTGTCAACTACACCATCACATCTTCAACGGGAGAAGAAGACAACGATGTCTTTGCCATCACGCCTGTCTTCCGAGTTCAGATTCGTGTAGAGGATAGCAGCAACACAGGCACCTACTACTATTACAACAGAGGCTTCAATGGTTATGCATTTGGAGCCACTACATTTGACACGCCCGCCTGGTCAACAACGGCGGGGTACTACTACTTCGACCTTGAGGCTCAGAGTGTCGGCGGAGGCATTGGCAGCATGTACACGCTCACCACTATCACCACAAGCGACTTGCCTGTCACGGGTCAGTTCAGAGTGCTTGTGGAGAAGTACGCTACTTACAACATTCAGAACAACACGGTCTACACGCTTGCAGGACATCAGAGCGAGACTTGGAACATCGTCTTCGCCTTTACTCGTCTAGATGGAGGGCAAGACCCATCAAGCGGAGAAGTCTACACGGCAACCAACTCAAGTACAGCGATTGGCAGCAACCTCACACTAGACCTTGGCGAGATTTACATCGGCGATGGATCGCTTCAAACGGGCTACTTGTTGGCATTCAACAGCAGCACCTCAGCATGGGATTCTTCTATTGCTTGGCGTAAAGGCAACAGCGGAACAGGTCTGCCTATCTTGAAGTTGATGACACGCGAAGCATTGGCTCTGCACTCCTCACCTATTCAACGCTACAACGGCAAGATACTCAGCACAGCATCCTTCCAACCACGCCTTCAGTTCGATGGCAACTACTATCTCAGAACAGGCGGAAAGTTCGTGGCGAATTATGACGAATGGGATGCCGAGATGTTCACCATCGCTCGTGCGACCACGAACATCACAGAGGCTGAACCATTGCTTCTTGACCGCACTCCTGCACTTGTACGAAGCGGAGCGTCCTCACCCACAGGCGGCCCGAACGAACTCAATGCGGGCAAGGTCGGTGGTATGTCCATCGACATAGAGAACCAAAAGCTCGGCCCATTCCAGGAGGTCACCACAGGCGGAAAGGTCAACGGAACGCTCGAGGCTACAGGCAACACCACACTCGACCAAAAGCTCTTGGTAGATGGCGGCGCTGTTCTAGGCATCTCTGGAGTCGGCACAGCATACCAAGCACGAGTGGAGGCTGATGGCGGCGCCGTGGAGGCGTTGAGCTGCGTGAGTACGGCGGCCTATGACTTGAGTGTTCTAGGCGGCAACAATGTGAACATCCTACAAGACACCATCGTGGCAGAGCAGTTGGAAGTCCAGAAGGCCACCGCGCTCAAGAGCACCCTTGCCGTAGATGGAGCCTCAGCATTGAGCAGCACCCTTGCGGTCTCTGGAGCCACTACCTTGAGCAGCACGCTTGGGGTGACGGGCGCGGCAACGCTATCCTCAACGCTTGGAGTCACAGGCAATGCCACCTTCGTCTCAGATGCTGACTTCGAGGGATCGCACACGGCACTCATTCAAGATGTCACTCACACCGATGGTTCTGAGTACACGGTAGAGACCACTGACTTCATCG